TAGGATTCAGAGACCGCAGGTGACGTCCACCCAGCAGTGCTGCTGGCCGCACGGGCCCTCAACGCGGTCAGCGCGGGTCAGGTACTGAGGGTCGTCCCCGCGGTTCGGGCAGGACTCGCAGCGGTGCGAGTTCTCTGGGTTCTCGAACCAGCGACGGTATGACTCAAGTCCATTATCAGTGATTTTAAATTCCATGATGTTCCTTTCCGGCCCGCAGGCCTTGCTCCATGAGGAGCGTTTTCTCCTGTTCAACTATGTTCTCGTGGGGCTGATGTGTTTTTTCGGTCTGGGATGGCGCCGATACGCTCGACGCCTCAGGAGCGTAGAACTATTACACTGCCAGCAGGGTCAGGTTTGCGGGGTCGCATCCCGCAAAGTCATCGTCGTCGTGGCCTGCGCCGCAGTTGTTCATGGCATCGATCTCATCGACCCACCAGGTGACGAGGTCGTTGTACTCCTCTTCGGTGCAGTAGACCACTCCGTCCTCGCACCGATGGGCGGCCGGGAAATTGGGCTCCAGATCGTAAAACTGGTCTGGGCCCCAGCTCTGGGATAAGTCGTCCCAGGACTTGACTCTGATTTCCTTGTAAGATCCAGTATCCGTAATGTAAAATTTCATGGCGATCCTTTCTGGCCCGAAGGCCTTGCCCCGGTGGGGCTGCTGTGTTATCTCTTTCTTTCTGTCTATATAATAGCATAAAAAATTCAGAAAGTCAATACGATTTCAAAAAAAAATTCAAAACATAAAAATTATTTTAAGAAAGCACATGAATTTTTCGGAGCATACGCGCCCGCGCGCGCAGGCGCGGGTACATTGGAACGGAAAAAAAGCTGGCAAGAAAGCAGAGCAAAATTGTGCAAAAATAACAGTGGGATAAAAGTCCCCAAGCGGCGTCCGGACGGATGCAGCGCCGGACCAGAACCGGAGAAGGCAGAAACGGGCTTACCTCCTTTCCCCGCGTAAGGGCGGTTGGATTCCGCCCTCGGAGCCGGACGCCGACACAAAAAAGGAGAGATCAGGATGGCAGGAAAACGAAAGCCTGCCAAGCGGGCAGGAAGGCCCAGCAGATACCTCGTGAAGTACGGTAAGCTGCTGGTGGACTGGATGGACAGGCCCGCGATGCAGGAACGGAGCAAAACGAGCTACTACAAGGACGGGAGCGTACAGAGCGAGGAGCCGCTGCAGTGGGCGACGACGCTGCCGACCTTTCAGGGGTTTGCCTCGTCGATCCACGTGAGCGTGGACACGCTGCTGGAGTGGAGGGACAAATACCCCGAGTTCCGCAAAAGCTATGACATGGCCAAGCAGCTGCAGGAAAACATATGGCTGCAGAATGCCATGAGCGGGCTGTACAACCCGACCTTTGCAAAATTTTTTGGAGAAAACTGCCTGGGATACAAGAGCCGGCAGGAGATTGACATGGACGCAGGGGTGGAGATCACGCTGGGGGATGCGGAGAAATACGCAAAATGAAACTGCATTTTGACGCGCCCAACGAAAAGCAGCAGCAGTTTTTGACGGCTGACAACCGGTTTTTGGCCTACGGAGGCGCCCGCGGGGGCGGAAAAAGCTGGGTGGTGCGAATGAAGGCCGCGCTGATGGGACTGCACTACCCTGGAATCAGGATGCTGCTGCTGCGACGGAGCTACCCGGAGCTGCGGGAAAACCACATCCTTCCGCTGATGGAGCAGCTGAACGGCCTGTGCAGGTACAACGACGAGCAAAAATGCATGACCTTTCCGGGAGGGAGCCGGCTGCGCTTCGGGTACTGCGACAGCGAGAGCGACGTGCTGAGATACCAGGGGCAGGAATACGACGTGATTTTCATAGACGAGGCGACCCAGTTCACCGAGTATCAGTTTTCATGCCTGACGGCCTGCCTGCGCGGTACAAACGGATTTCCCAAGCGGATGTACCTGACCTGCAACCCGGGAGGCGTGGGCCACCAGTGGGTCAAGCGGCTGTTCATAGACCGGGAATACCGGGGAGACGAGCGGCCGGAGGATTACAGATTCATACAGGCAAAAATATTTGACAATTTTGTGCTGATGGAGCGGGACCCGGATTACCTGAGGATGCTGGACAACCTGCCGGAGGACCTGCGGAGAGCCTGGAGGGACGGAGACTGGGACCTGTTTGAGGGGCAGTATTTTACCGAGTTCCGGAGAGAGAGCCACGTGACGAAGCCGTTTGAGCTGCCGGAGAGCTGGAGGCGGTATGCCGCCATCGACTACGGGCTGGATATGCTGGCCTGCCTGTGGGTTGCGGTGGACACGGAGGGTAAGGCCTGGGTATACCGGGAGGTGTACCGGCCAGACCTGGTGGTGAGCGACGCGGCGAGGATGATACGGGAGGCGCAGGCGCCCGGTGAAAAGATCTACCAACACCTGGCACCGCCGGATCTGTGGAACCGAAGACAGGAGAGCGGGCGCAGCGTGGCGGACATCTTTGCCGCGGAGGGCGTGAGACTGACCAAAGCGTCCAACGACCGGGTGATGGGATGGTACGACCTGAGAGAGTGGATGCACCCGAAAAAGAGGGCGGACGGACGGACAGAACCCGACCTAAAAATTTTTGAGTGCTGCACAAACCTGATCCGCACAATTCCGCAGCTGCAGCACGATACCAGAGACCCGAACGACTGCGCGACGGAACCACACGAGGTGACCCATGCGCCGGATGCGCTGAGATATTTCTGCGCCGGGAGGCCGAGGCCAAACGTGCCGCAGGAAAAACCGAGGCACTGGAATTTTGAGGCGGAGAGGCCGAGGGAGGACCCGGCCGGGAACGGCGGAAAGGTGGTCATCGTATGACGATCGTGTTTATCACGCTGGCGCTGCTGGCGGCAGGGATGCCGGCGGCGGCCATTGCGGCGTACAGGACGGGATGGAGGGACGGCGCTGCCGGACGCCCGGTGCCGCAGCCGAGGAGAGCGGCGCGGAGCACAGAAACCAGCGAAGCGGAGCTGGAAGCGGCAGAGCGTATGAAAAAAATTGACGGATTCAGGGGGTAAACGATGGAAATGCAAGAGCGGGAGCCGCTGACCAGCGCCGAGATATGGCAGAAATACCAGCGCGGCGTTGAGTGGCACCAGAAAAAGAGCATCTTTACCCGGGCGGACCGGTGTCACAGATTTTACGAGGGAGACCAGTGGAGCGACAGCGAGGGAAGCATAGGGACAGACCTGCCGACCTACAACTTTTTGGCCCCGACCGTGGACTACAAAACCGCGATGATCGCCCAGAACAGCATGACGATCAACTACAGCCCCAGCGCAGCCGGAAGCCAGGAAGAGCTGGCGGCCTGCAGGGGCATGAACGCATTTGCACGAAAGACCTGGGAAAAGCAGAAAATGGACACCGTGCTGTGGGAGGCTGTGAAAGAGGCCTGCATTGCGGGTGACGCATTTTTATACTTTTACGACGACCGCCTGCGCTGCCAGCTGCTGGGGACAGACAAGGTGTTTTTGGGAGACGAGCAACAGGCGGACGTGCAGAAGCAGCCCTATATCATTGTGTACGAGCGCAGGCTGGTGGACGACGTGCGGGAAGACGCGAGAAAGAACGGCCTGGACGAGCTGGAGGTCATGGACATCGTGTCCGACAGCGAGCAGCAGCAGACCGCCAGGTATAAGGACGAGGTCAAAGGGCGGGACAGCGAAAAATGCAGCTGCCTGCTGTATATGACCCTGCGCGGAGGGGCGCTGGAGTTCTGCCGGAGCACCAGAACCGTTGTGTACCAGCCGGAGCAGAGGGTGGACGGATTGAACCGGTACCCCGTCGCACAGTATACCTGGAAGCGGCAGAGCGGGATGGCGCGCGGGAACGGGGAGATCTGGTGGATGATACCGAACCAGATCGAGCTGAACAAGAACCTGCTGCGCAGGCTGGAGAGCATCAAATGCACGGCGTTCCCAAAGCCGGTGTACGTGGACGGGCTGGTGGCGAACCCGGAAAACCTGAGTACTGTGGGGACACCGGTAAAGGTCAAGGACGGAGGGACCGTGCAGAGGGTGCAGGACGTGTTTACCTACCTGCAGCCGGCCGGGATCAGCGGGGACGCCAAGGCCATGCAGGACGAGCTGCTGGAAAACACGCGGAACCTGGCAAACGCCGGAGACAGCGTCATGGGAAACATCAACCCGGAGCAGGCCAGCGGGACGGCCATTGTGGCGGTAAAGGACGCGCAGGCGGTGCCGCTGAACCAGCAGAAGGACGCGGCGCGGCAGTTTGCCGAGGACATTGCGCTGATCTGGTATGACATGACGCGGGTGTACAGCAACGAGGGACTGAAGACGGACGACGGACTGGTGACGCCGGAAGAGCTGGAAGCCACAGAGCCGGAGGTAAGGGTGGACGTGAGCGACGGAAACCCGTACAGCCGGTACGCCCGGGACCAGGCGCTGCAGGCTGCGCTGACGGCCGGATATATCACCTTTGAAGAGTTCGTTCAGTCGCTGGATGAGGACAGCGCGGCGCCAAAACAAAAATTTGCGGAGATCCTGAAGCAGAGGAAGGCACAGCAGACCGAGGCAGCAGGACAGGAAGGACCCGGAGACGGGGAGCAGACCGCGGGAGAGGAGCAGGGCGCGGAGGTGCAGAATGGAATGCTGTGACGTGGAGATGCAGGTGACGGCCAGCCGTACCGAGGAGCGGGACGGGGCCGTTGTCGATATACTGACCTACAAATGCCCGATTTGCGGGCGAGAGATTGAAAAAGAATACCCACAAGCGCAGTGACGAGCGACGGGGCGGGCCGTGGACGCCCAAACACACAACAAACGCCCGAAACGGGGCGCACAGGCGGGCCGTGGCCGCCGGAAAGGGAATGACATGGACATGACCGAAAACACGCAGAACGGCGTGCAGGAGCCTGCCGTGGAGGCTTTGACCGGGGCGGAACCGGAAGCCGCACAGGGGACCCAACAGACCGCAGCAGAAAACCAGAAGGCACAGGCACAGCCGCAGGTACAACCGCAGGCGCAGCGCAGAGAGCAGCCGCCTGAGGAAAACCAGCGGTACAAGCAGTTCCGGCAGCAGTACGAGGCGCAGCAGCGCCAACTGCAGCAGCAGCTGGAGCAGGAACGCGCCCGCAGCGGCCGAGTGCTGGAGGCGCTGAAAAGCTACGGGATGGAAGGAAGCCCTGAGGAAGTGGCGCTGGCACTGGAGGCCAGGGCGGCCGGCGTGACGCCGGAGCAGCTGGAGGCACAGAGACAGCAGGAGCAGGAGAGAGCGAGGCAGCTGATGGAGAGCGACCCGGAGGTACAGAACCTAAGGGAGCGCGCCGAAAGCGCCGAACAGATCGTATTCGACGGGATCTACAAGGCTGACGCCGAGGCGATCAACAGGGCATTTCCTGATGCGAAGATCAGATCCATTGACGAGCTGGGAGACCAGTTTGCCGCGCTGCGTGCCAACGGAGT